TACCACAAAATTGAAAACAAAATACCCTTTGACCTCGAATACTTCAATAAGATTACGTCAGGTGGGTTATCTGATAAGACTCTCAATATCGCTCTCGCTGGTACTGGTGTTGGTAAGTCTCTATTCATGTGCCACGTTGCTAGTTCATGTCTTGTACAGGGTAAAAATGTCCTGTATATCACTCTTGAGATGGCAGAGGAAAAGATTGCAGAGAGGATAGATGCGAACTTATTGAACACCAATATTAGGGACATAGCAGAACTACCACAGACTACATTCCATACAAAAATTGACAAACTTGCTGCAAAAACTACAGGTAAATTGATTATCAAAGAATATCCTACTGCTTCTGCACATTGTGGTCACTTCAGAGCACTATTGCAAGAGTTGAAGTTGAAAAAATCATTCGTACCAGATATAATATTTGTAGATTATCTAAACATTTGTGCTTCATCAAGGTATAGAAGTGCAGTAAACGTAAATTCTTATTCTTATGTCAAAGCAATTGCAGAAGAACTCAGGGGTCTCGCAGTCGAAGCGTCTATCCCCATCTGCTCGGCTACGCAGACTACAAGGTCTGGGTTTGCTAGTAGCGACCCTAATCTTACTGACACTTCAGAAAGCTTTGGTCTGCCAGCTACTGCTGATCTTATGTTTGCTTTGGTCAGCACCGAAGATATGGAAGAACTTGATCAAATAATGGTCAAACAACTCAAGAATAGATACAACGACCCCACTATAAACAAAAGATTTGTTGTTGGTATTGATCGTGCAAAGATGAGATTGTATGATTGTGAACAATCAGCACAGATTGACATTCTTGACGATACTGGTGGAGTAGAGTATAATAAATCAGAGGAATCCAAAGCTAAATTCGATGACTTCAAATTTTGATAAGTATACACGTTTCGTCAATACTGTTACTTCTATCGCATCTAAAGACTCCGATGCGTTTATATACCGTTTACAAGAGCTTGGTGGTGATATTGCTATTCAACGCCTTCTTACTGCTAGTGTTGGGATTAGTGCCGAGTCTGGTGAGTTTATGGAGATCGTCAAAAAGATGATATTTCAAGGCAAACCATGTAATGAGGACAATCTTGAACATCTCAAGATAGAACTTGGAGATATTATGTGGTATGTGGCACAAGCATGCATGGCATTGGAAGTAGATATGAATGAAGTGCTAGATACTAACATCAAGAAACTTGAGAAGAGATATCCTGAAGGACACTTCTCAGAATTCTACTCCGAAAATAGAAAAGCAGGTGACAGATAACTATTGCTTCACAAGTCTTAGAATAAATTCAAAACCAAAGTGGATAAGAGGAAGAGGTTGTCCATCTTTTTACTCAAAGTTTAGTTATTATTCTGCAGATTATGTAAACAAATTATATAACATGGTGCGTAGACAATCAAACGCACCATTTTTTTGCTTTACAGATGACAGTGATGGGATTGATAGCAATATCAATGTGGTAAAGATAGATGTATCTCAGTATTTGTATTGGAGTAATTGGTGGCCTGCTTGGTGTAAAATTCTTTTATACAATAGAAAGGAGTTAGATCAGTTTTATAAAAAAATATTCTTTGATTTAGACACTATTATTCATGGCGACATAACACCGATAATTGAACATGATGATAATTTTTCTCTTGTCTATTCTAAGTGGAGAGGACTGCCATATAAAATGCAGAACCCACATAAATCTATGTACAATTCAAGTTGTATAGTTTGGAAAAATAATAAACCAATTTATGATTATTGGATGAAAAATCCAAGAGGATATGTAGAAAGATACATGGGAACAGATGATTTTTATCACAGTGAAAAAATAAAAAGAACTGCATTACCTCAAATATTTTACTCGTATCGAGAAGGATGTAGCATCAATCAAGATAATAGTTTGATTATGCGTGATGACCATGCTGTTGCACTATTACATCAAGATCCAAAGAACCATATTCTAAATATTGAGGAGCACCCGATACTACAATACTGGAAGTAATGTACAGTTATCAAGATGTAGATTTAGATGATTATGATGATACTGCTGATGTAGCAGGTAGAGTAATAAAGAATACCACTAACACTGGATTGATACTTGAACAATATCTTTACCACAAAGCTAGAGATGCAGGTCTAGTACCATCAGGATTTTCACCTACAAGTTCTGGAAGTGGTGTAGATATGAAACTTTTTCTTAGAGATTACACCTACGCACCTCCACAAAGATATACTAATTTTCCAGAACTAGCAAAGTCTGCGATAGATTTGATACTAACACCTCATAGAGGACAGGTTGTAGGTATAGAATTGAAGGAATCAGCGAGTGATGATTATGGTCAGAGTCAGATGGAGTGGGACGAATCAAGAGGATGGTATTTTTATGGAAGACAAGACAACGCAACCTCAGAGAAAAGAACTCAACTGATAAAAGCAAACGCACATTCTAAAATAAATCAAGTATGGAAAAATAAACCTGCTCCTAAACTTTTCAAGCACCTCAAAGAGGGTAAAAAATCTTCACAAGTACCTATAAATGACAGATTATTTGACAAAGAAACGTTCCAGTCGGAGAATATACAGAGCGATGCGTTTATTAGCATCACTGAAAGTTATTACACGTCAAAAAACTGTCCGTACATCAATGTTGCTTCTCATGGGTTATATTATTTCTCTAATGACCCACTTGGGTTAGGTATGAAGTATGGTGTCAAATCATTTAGAAGTGCTGTTTCAAGCATGTCACTTAGATTCAGATATAAACCCAGTGGAGTGAATAGTTATGGATTCAATGCAGCACTAAAGGTAGATGGGTTGCAAAGATCACCTGTAAATTTGATGGATGACGAATGGATTATGCAATTTCAAGAAGATGCTATAACATGTGGTAATGCACCATATGTTTTACAACAAGTAAGAGAGAGGTTCAAACCATGAAGGATCTTATTGATGTTTTGATAGAGATGTACACCATCTCTCCTAAACGTAGACAGCTACAAAAGCGTGAGATGGAAGACTTCATGCGGTTCTTCGTAGCATTCACTGAGACAGATGATAAATATATTCATATGAGAACCGCAGGTCTGGTTTTTATAAAACAAAATGAAAAACAAATCTATCAACAGATAAGTGAAGCAGTTCCTAACATTCATAACAGAAGCAAGGACTACCAAAGCATCGCAAGAAGCAAAGCGATTAGGATTGGTAGGTGACGGTCATGGTGACTGGTACGACAGAACTGGAAAATTAATTGCAAAAACCGTTGCAGGTGAACTCAAAATGTTCGGTGGCGGTGGTGCCAAGGACGATGAGGGTGGTAGTCAGAGAACTGGCACTGCTGATGTAGGTAGATCAAACTTTGCAAGAGACATTGTAAGGAATCTAAGATTAGATCCACCAACACCAGCAGACAGAAAAGTTGCTGCACCTGCACCTCAAACTGGTGGTAGTAGATCATTGGTTGGTCAAGCAAAAGATAACGGACCTTTGACTATAGCATTTGATAAATTTGATGACGAGGAGATAACAAGCAACCTTGTGAGTGCTGTTGAAGAATTATCAAAAGGATCTTTTTTCTACATATTTCCAAGTAGAAAAACAAACATTGAGGAATTAAAGAATGATTACCCTGAGATTAGCGAGTCTATCATCGACGATGAAAACGCAGAAACAATCTACGATGTCTTACAATCCCTTTACGAAAATGGATTTGATGCAATTAATATTGTGGTCAGAAAGTCCAGAGCACAAGAAATATCTAAATTAGCATACGAACAAAATGGTGAGTTGTATAATTTTGTTATGCTCAATGTTATACCTGCGGAAGAGAGAACGATAAGAGAGCAGTACATAGCTGGAGACATATTTCAGGTAGGTTCTATAATTGAATCAAAAGGTAGAGAAGGTAAAGTCATAAGGAGAGGTGCAAATCACTTGATATGTTTAGACGAAGATCAAAACATGTTTAGATGTTGGGTATCAGAAGCAAAAGAACCACATTTTATGTTGCCAGTTGACTTTTGATAAATAATAATTGGAAAAGATATTAGGAAAAATGAGTAATCCTTTCGCAAAAACATTTGAAGAACTTAGATCTCCTTTCTTGCAAGAGAAAATGGCAAAGAAGGATTACGATGGTGACGGTAAAATAGAAACTGGCACTCAAGAGTATATGGGTTCCAGAGATAAAGCCATCAAGAAGGCGATGGGAAAAGATAAAATGAAAAAGGAGCATCATCAGAAAGATGCTAATGGTAAGGTCATCGAGCATGATGATACTACACCTGCATCAGTGGAAGAGGCAAAGATTGATAAGATAGATCCTAAGAATAAGAGAAAGAGAAGAAACGAGGTATCGTTTGGTAAACAAACTAAACCTTATGACCCACCAGGTAAGGCATATAAGA